CAACAAGATCGAGTCCTGGAGCTGCTCGGCGCTCAAGCCAGCTGCGGCGGAGACCACGCCGGTGCGCTCGATGTCCTCGGCGGCCGAGCGAATCGCGTCGCCGCCCTCGCGCAGAGCTCCAACAACGCCACGGCCCGCCCGGCCGAAGATGTCCATCGCGACCTGAGATTGCTCCGCGTCATCGCGCAGGGTGCCGAACCGGTCGCCAACGGTGGCCAGCGTCTCAGCCAGCGTCATCCCGGAGAGGTCTTCAACGGTCAGGTTCAGCTTCTCGAGTGCGTCCTTCGCCTCGCCGGTGCCGTCGCGCGCGTCGGCGAGGTTGCGCTGGAGGTCCTGGAATGCACGGCCAGCCCGGACAGACCCGCTCGTCATCAGGTCGAGCACACCCTGAGCGGTGTCCAGCTCCTCGATCGCCGCTCCGACCTGCCGAGCTTCCTTCGCGACCTGGTTGAGATCTGAGCTGAGGGTGACCGCGGACTTCGCGATACCGACGATCGCAGCGGTCACGGCAACGCCGGCCGTCGCCATGACCGCGAACCCGACCTTGGCGATCTTGCTCGCGGCAGCGTCCAGCCCGCTCAACGACTTCGCGGTGGAGTCGATCTCCTTCTTCGCGCTCTTCGCTGTGGCGCCGATGACCATCTTGAGGACGTCAGCCACGGCCCCGCGCCCCCTTCATCGCCGCCAGCCGAGCCGCTCGGCTCTTGGCTTCTTCCCGATCCTTCATCGCGAGGATCTCGATCTCATGGTCGAGGATCTGGCAGGCCTTCAACACGCGAGGGTCCGCCGTCTCCAGATCGCTCACCGGAGACAGCCCGGTCACCCTCGCCGAGTGCCACACCGCCATCGCCGTACGCATCCACGGCTCAGCGGCTCGCTCCGGGCACGTGTGCAGCCGTCGGCGTTCAGCATGCTCCTCGGCCGGTGGAGCCGCAGGCCAGCGCACGGGCGTGCTGAACCGCGGCTTGCCCGCGTGCTTGTGCCCCTTGGGGTAGGGGTCGCCCGTGATCCCGCGCACGCCTTCGCACATGGCCCACAGCCGGCAGCCGTCGCACCCGGCAGCCTTGCGGGCCGACAGTGCCTTCTTGTCCAGCAGTGGCTCGGGCGCGGCCTGGACGTGGAGGAGCGCCCTTAGGATTTTTCCTGATCGGCGGTGACCTCCGCCTCGGCGAGCATGTGCTTGACCAGCGCCTTCGCCGGGGCCTCCATATCGACCAGTGCGCGGATCGCATCCTCGGTCGACAGCGACTCCGAGCCCATAGTCAGCCCCTCCACGGAGTGGACGAGATCCAGCAGGAGATCGAGCCAGAGCGCGCTCGCCGACTGCAGCTGGCCTGAGAGCCCTGCCAGCTTCTCGGCGATCGCCTCGGAGGACACCTCCGCTTCGTCGTCTTCCGCAGTGGCCCCTGGCCTCATGGCCTGCAGGTCGTTCTCGAGCAGTCGAAGCCGCCACGCCCCCGTGACAGGACGGTAGCGAACCACAGCCGGGTCGCCTCCGTCCTCGTCCCGCAGCTCGTAGCGTCGCAGATTCCATCGCTTCAGATCCATGTGTGGGCGCTCCTGTGGTGGTCGTCCTACGCGACCATGATGTAGATCTCATCCTCGCCGGCAGACGTGCCCTCGGCCTCGCCTCCCATCGCGATCTGAACCTCGTCCTCGCCGCGGGCGTAGTCGGCGAAGTCCAGCCGAACCGTCGGGCACTCGAAGGCGATGATCGCGCCGCTCGACCCGCCCTGCTGCGCGAAGAACTGGATCGCGGTCCGGTTCGTGGCCTCCTGCATCCTGACACCGGCCTCGTCGTAGAAGGACGAGCCGTTCCCAGAAGGCTTGATCGACCGCATCCCGAGGACGTAGCCACTGAACGCCCACTTGTCGCCGTGCTGCCCCTCGCGGGGTACCACGCCCATCTCGCAGGCCAGCGACACCTCACCGAGCTGCATGTCGTCACCGTTGAGGATGATCTGCCCGCTGGTGGCCGGTGCAGGGGTCCCGGCGTAGGTGCCGGTCGGAACGGCCGGGAACACCTCGGCGTCCTCCAGGTGCGCGGCAGCAGCGCCGCCGTGGGCGTAGACGCCGCGGGTGTCAGATGTCCAGTTGTTGCCGGACACCGCGATGATCTTCAGCACCTCGGTTCCGACCTCGAAGTAGAAGGGGTTCGTGGCGCTGGCGTCTGCCGGGCACGCCGTGCCGTCGTCGACCGGGATCGTCGTGACCGCGTCGTTGATGCCGGCGGAGAGCGCCGTGCTGTAGAGCAGGTTCCGCTCGCGGGCCGGGCCACTGGCGGTGATCTTCGCCGCGCCGGTACCACCCATCGAGAGGTTGAGCGTGTCGATCACCCAGCCGACGAAGCGCTCCATGCTCCGGTTGTTGCCGGCCCAGCCGGTCAGCGCGTCCTGGTCGTCGGCGCGGGCGTCCTTCGGGTAGGCAGTGATCCCGAAGCTGACGATCGTCGTCGCCACCGGGGCGGACGACAGCGCGGGGGTGACCGTGATCGTGTTCGGAGCCCCCGCGGCGTCCACCGCTGTGATCCTGCGGAGCTCTCCGCTGATCTCAGCGCAACCCTTGACCGTGATCCCGGCCGCGGTCGTCAGGGCGATCACCGTCGTCGTCGAGGTAACGCCAGTGACGGTCGTTGCCGCCGGTCCCGTCTGCTGCTGCCACCCGCCGTACAGCAGGAGGTCCCACCAGTCCGGCGCCGTGCCCACCGTCGTCATGTAGGCGTAGCACTCCAGCGCCAGCGACGCCTCGCGCTTCTCGCTGATCACGCCCTGCTTGGTCGACGTGTCCCGCTTGTCCTCGTAGAACGAGAAGGCGGCCGGGCCACTCGTGGTCACGCCGGGGAGCGCCCGCACGGCGTCCGCAGCGACCGGATAGTCCGTGGCCGGGGTGTCGAGCGCGTTCGCCGCCTGGCCGTCGATGAAGACTGCGAGGGCTGTCCCTACGTCTACGTTGGGTCCGGGCATATCACCAAGCCTCTTCCATCCGCACCGTGAGGCGCGTCAGTACGATCCAGTTGGGATCAGTCGGGTCTTCGAGCGGTCCGCGGTCTTGCGAGTCGATGGAACAGCGGATCACGCGCCCCTTGGCGTCGCCGGTCCCGCCGTTGTTCAGAGTCCAGCCCTGAGATCCCATCGGCAACCGGCGGAAGAACAGCGCCCGGATCACGTCCGTGTACCGCGCAGCGGCGACCGCAGCGTCAGTCTCATCGCCTGAGATCTGAGCCGCGAGCATGAACAGCACCAGGTCGAACCGGTGGTTGACCATGCGGGCGTTCGTGCCCTCGTCCTCACCCTCACAGCCGTCCCAGACGATCGCCATGTTCGGGTAGGACGTGGCCTGAGACCCGCGGTCGTACAGCGTCTCGAAGGACGCCACGTCGGGCAGCTCAGTCTCGTCGATGCTCTTCTCGGTCCGGTACGTCTCCAGCAGGTCGTTGAGCCGGAGGGCCCCAGAAACTCCGTCCTCAAGGAACTCGCGGAGTGCCTCAGCCGCTGCCTCCTCGCCGTAGACGATGGACATCAGCGAGTCTCCGTGTTGCGGATGCGCCGGATCGTCGCGTCAGCGGCAGATGTCGGGAAGCCGGTCGCGATCTTGCGGGCCCGGACGGCGTGAGCACCGATCAACTGGCGGGTCGCGTAGCCGAACGACGCCCTGCCGCGGGAGTCGAACGCCGTGGCCTTCGTGCCGAGCGGCGAGCCGTTGAAGCGGACCACGGCGCGCTTCTTGAGCTGGATCGTGCGGCCGAACAGGGCACTGGACACCGCGCGCCCAAGGTGGTGGTCCTCGGCGTAGGGGACTCCGCTTCCGACGCCCAACTCCATCGACGTCTTCGTGGTCCGTCGCAGGCTGCCAGCCCCACCGGTCGCCGCTGCTCGAAGCCGTCCGCTGAACTCGAGGGGGCGCGGGTGCCCTACCGCGGCGGCCTTGAACACCGGGTAGAGCTGTCGGCCCAGCCACGGAACCTTCGGCGTCCAGTTGGTAGGCCATGGATCGCCAGTCGAACGCCCGCCGGAGTCGAAGTGGCGGGTCTGGTGGCGGTTGAAGACGTGCCGGATGTCGGCGAACGCATCCCGGAAGTCGTCGATCACGTGCCCCCACTCCACGAGCCCGAGGGCCACCTTCTCCGCGGAGGGCTTCATCTGGAGGGAGATCGTGATCACGACGCGAGCCCCCGCACCGCCCGCCGACCGGGGGAGGAGCGCCCAAGCACCGCCAGCGACCGACGAGCGGGGAGGGAGATCGTGATCACAGGTCGTCCCTGCTCTCGGGCCACAAGCAGTTCTCGGAGTACGGCACGTCCCCGGTGCCAACGGTGAAGTCGAAGTCGGGATCGGCGTCGTCCACCTGGCGGGACTTGACGAACGGATTGGACCGACCGGCCTCCTCGGCAGCGCCTTCGCCGATCCACATCTCGCGATTGACCAGCAGGTCGGAGATCAGCTTGCGGCCGATGACCAGCAGTTCATCGGCGGTCGCCTTCGCGTCCTTGCCGATCGATCCCTTCGCCAGCAGGCACCCGCCAGACGTCAGGTAGGCCTCGATCCGCTTCGCCTGCTGAAGAGCCAGCCCGGTCAGTTCGGCGACGCCGTCGACCAGCCTGGCCCTACGAAACCCGATGGCCGTCTCGTTCGCGGCGTCAGCGTGGATCTCGTTCGCCGCCGTCAGCGTCGGAACCGTCGCCTTCGGAGTTGTGTCCGGCAGAACAGGAGCGTTTGCAGGCGTCCCGATCTGGGGCGCGTACCTGAGAGCCAGCGCTAGGGTCTGGTAGGCCACCGCCTAGAAGTCCCGCGCGTTGCCGTAGGTGACCGACATCTTGATCCCGTGCCCCGACGTGGCGGACGCCTGGATCGTCCAAAACGAACCGGCCTCCAGCAGGATGTCCAGCCCGCCTGTCGAATCCTGCGAGTCAGCGCCTGCAGCGTCGAGCGTGAACGACTCCTCGATGCGCTTCTTGCCGTCGGTCAGCGCCGAGTAGCCGCGGATCTTGAACGTCACCGACCCCGCGCCGGCGCTGCGGTCGGCGTGCACGACCTTGACCCGCTGCGAGCCGATCGCCACCCCATCCAGGAGCAGCGGCTTGCGGGGTGTCGACTCGGTGGTTCCTACGCCAGTGAAGGCGAGGTCATCCGCAATCTTCCACGGTCGGCTCATCTGCCACCTCCTGCGCCTTGGGCACGTCGGCCAGCACGACCGCCGCCTCGGCGACCACTGCCTTGCGACTGCCCACCAGCGACTCGGCGTTGTCCTGGTTGACGCGGATCAGCGTCCCGGGCTCGACCTCGTAGACCACCGTCCCGTCGGCCAGACGGAGGTCACCCTCCAGCCGACACAGCGTGCGAACGAGTGGCATCGGTCAGGACCCGATCTGCTTGATCCGCTCGCGGCAGAAGCGGGCGACGGTCGAGCGCTTCTTGCCGGCCGCCTCGGCGTCCCGCACCGCCTCCACCTTCGCCGCCGTAGCGAGCGAGGCGAGGAGCTGGGGGATGACCTTCACCGGCACGCCGGCGATCGACTCCGGGTCACCGGGCGACCACTCGGGGTGCACAAACGTGCGCTCGACAGCCTCGCCCTTCGTCGGGGGCGGAGCATCGGCGCGCAGTTCGACCCGGGTGAACAGCTTGTCCTTGAGACCTGCGGCGATGTAGGCGTCGGACAGACCCGAGGGGGCCTGCGTGCCGGCGCGGTAGCGCTTGTGATCTCGCCGGAGAATCCGGCCGGGGGCGATGACAAGGGTGGTGGGCATGGGCGCTCCTTGGTGGTGGGCTACGGGACGGTCCGCGCGGTCCAGGTGGTGCCGCCGTCGGTGGTCGTGAAGATGGACGTCGAGTCGCTCCCGTCGTCCTGGAAGTAGTGGGCGACCGTCGCGCCGTAGGCGTACGTGGACCCAGACGGAGCCCCCGAGCCGGTCGACAGGACGACGTTCCCCAGCTTGATGAACTTCCGTACTCCGAGCTTGGTGAGCAGTGGCGCAAGGGCCATGTCGGGTCCCTCCTGTCGCTACGCGACGACGGTGCTGTAGAGGTAGCCCAGCGCCACGGTCGGCGCGGAGAGCTGGTCATCGCGCACCATGTCGATCTGCTCGACGTAGCCGCCCGGGTGATCCCAGGTTCGGACCTCGCCGTCCCGGGAGCCGCGCAGGCGCCACCGCTGCAGGCAGCTCTGGGGGGTCATCGCCTGGGGCGACGTCCGCAGCTTGCAGAAGAGGGCGAACTTGCCCCAGATCTTGGCGACGGTCGCCGTCTGCCCCTCGACCGCGGTGTTCGACCGCATCTTGCCGACCACGTAGTTGTCGACGTCCAGCGCCTCGGCGATCTGGGCGTCCTTGATCAGGCCGACCGTGTTCAGCGTCCTCGAGCTGTACTCCAGCACCGCGGGGTGCTGGCGGAGCTTCCGGTGCACGGCCTGACCGACCACACAGGTGTTCGGCTCCTCGCCGGTGGCGTCCTCGATGGAGTCCGCCGCGTCCTGTCCGTCGCTGACGGGGTCGGATGCGTCGTCGCTCCACTGGTCGGGGCCTGTCAGGGCCTCGGTTCGGCCGGTGAAGACGGCGGTCGAGAAGGCGATGGCCTCGGCCAGCCGCTCCCGATAGACGGCGTACTCGCGCACGAGGATCGCCGTGTGGACCACCCGCGTGTCGATGCCGTTCCTCAAGAGGGCCTGCTGGGTGCGCTTCGTGACCTTCGTCCCGAGGGCGCACTGCTCGACGTTCCAGCCGTCGATCTGGCTCATCGCGACGTCGATCGTCATCGGCTCCGTCTGGCCGTCCACCATGATCAGGCGGTTGCCGGGCGACTGCGACGCGAAGCCGCCGGACACGTTGATGAACTTGCCGGTGAGCGTCGGGACGTCCACCACGGGGAAGATCTGGTCGACGATCGCCGAGCCGGGATCCGAGCCGAGCAGTCGCGCGTAGTCGTCCAGGAGGACGTCGAGGCGCGCGGAGTTGACCGAGGTGCTCATGTCGTCTCCAGGTAGCTCGGGGACCAGGTGAAGATACCGAGGTCGCCGTCAGCGTGCGTCTCCATCGCCTGACCGAACGTCCAGTTGCCGTCGGTCGCCAGGACAGCCTCGCCGTTGGCGTCGGACATGGCCGGCTGTCCGGCGGTGATGATGCCGCCGCACTTGATCTTGGGCAGCGGACCGCCGATCTGAACGCCCAGGCTCCGCTCGGTCGTTGAGCAGTCGGCCACGTCGTTGGTCAGCGCGCCGAAGGGGAGCTCCCCCGCGCCGCATAGGTCCATGTCGCTGTCGCCGTTCCGCTTGACCAGGCGGTATTCCTGGTCGCTGAGGTCGGCGTTGGTGCGGAAGCCGATGACTTCGCTCTTGTGCGGGACGCTCACGGCGACCTCCTCTAGTTCGCGACCGGCCCGCTGTACGCGGCGGCCTTGATGGGATCGGACATGACGAGGCTCATTGCCTCGGCGTGTGCGGCGGCGGGCTCCATGCCCTTGTCGTCGACCAGTGCCTTCGCGGCGGCACGGACCTCGGCGATCACGGCGTCCTGCGGGGAGAGGGTGTCGGGGTCGCCACCGCCGCCAGCCGCCCGGGACGCGCCCTTGATGCGGCCGATCGGGTAGGTGGCCTCCACGTCCTCGGCGGGCAGGAGGCTCAGCGCGCGGCCGTACTGCTCCTTCTCGCCGGCCGTGATCCGGTTGTCCACGCACGCCTGCTCGATGACCCGATCGCGCTCCGCGGCGCTGAGGGTGTCGAGGGACGCCTTGAGCGCGTCGCGGTCCGTGGTCAGGGTCGTGACCGACTCCTCCAGGACCGGCACCTTCGAGGCGGCCAGCTTGAGGTTCTCGATCTCGACGAGGATCACTGCCTCGGCCGCGTCCTCGGGCTTGCCCACTGCGAGGGCGAGGTTCTTCAGGTCCATGTCGGTCTCCTGCTGGTCGGGGGCTCGTACGGTCGCCGCGAGCGGCTCCATCTCACCGATGAAGGGGTGGTTCGTGATCACGACGCCGAGCATCGCCCAGTCGTCTACGGGCTCGCCGGTGCTCCTGTGTTCGACCGTTCCGGGCGGGTCCGCCTCGATGCTGACCGAGTCGTACTCTTCGCCGAGCACGATCTCCTCTCCGCGGGCTGACCACTTCACGCGGCCGAGCAGGCGGACAACCCCGTCGTCGAGGGTGTCGACCTGCGTCTCCTTGACGCGGCCGACCGAGGGCGTGGACTCGTCGGAGTGGTCCGGGGTGCCGCGAATCGGGATGCCGGTCGGGTGGCGCCCATCGGTGAGCACGACCTGGGTTCCGCGATGGAGCGACTCGATCTGCTCCGCCGTGATGACGATCTCTTCCTGGCCGGAAGCTGCGGTGAAGCCGGCTCGCCCTGCCCGGTGTGTCCCGGTGCGGATGAGCTCGATCCAGACCGTGCCGTCGTCCGACTTCTCGCCAACGACCGCGAGCCGGACAGAGGCGTTCGACCACTGCATCGGCTCAGGAGTCTTGTACGAGTCGCACACCATCCAAGGCTTGTAGTCGCCGCCGATGGTGTCGAAGAGGTAGAGCCCGCAGCCCTGACCCTCGGTGTCGTCCTTGTAGATGTACGTCCGGTAGGAGCAGTCGATACAGCGGTGGCCCGAGCTGCCCTCTTGGTAGTTCGGGACGTCCGCCACCGACAGGGCGACCTGAGAGAAACGGAGCGGGGTGACCGGATCGACCATGCGCCCCTAGCGTGCTTGCGCGAGGGGTGGTGTATCAAGCGGATCGCCCGGTCGGAAAAACTGAACAGGCCCGCACTTATCCGCTTGCGCATAAGATAACCGCTAGCTAGTATCTCCCCATGAGCAACGCACACACAGCCGCCGCCGAGCCCGTCACCGTCGCCACCACCCGCCACCACCTCGGCCCCGGGCGCATTTGGCGCGTCTACTGCGACGGCTTCTCGCGCTCGTTCAGCGGAAACGATGTCGGCGGCCAGACCCGGGCGTGGCTGCGAGGCCTCTGCCGCAAGGGCAGCGTCTCCGTCGGGGTCGAGGTCTCCATCCACAGCGGAGTCCTCAACGGCACGGCCGCCACCTACACCGGCGCCCCCCGCACGCTGACGATTCCCGCCGACTACGCCAACTAGACCACCCACCCCCCGCGCCGGGGGATACCGGCGCACAGGAGATCGAACCGATGAGCGACCCGACTTGCGCCAGCCTGATCGGCCCCCACTTCGACCCCACCAGGACCGACCTGACCTTCGGCGGACCCGTCGAGGAGTGCGACTCCTGGTACATCGACGTCAGTCCGGGTGACATGACCCGCTACCGGCTGCTGACTGCGCTGGCGCCGGACGGGGCGCTGATCGTCCACTGGCTGTCGACCGGCAAGACCTACAAGACCGACAGGCACTGCGGCGGCTGGATCCAGCAGATCGGCGGTCGGAGTCGCGGCGAACGTGGCGACGAGTACGACCGCGAGGCGATCGGCCGCATCCTCGACGCGCACATCAGGACGAACGCATGAGCGGCGTCCCCCACCCCGAAGACTTCGTCGGTCTCGATGCTGGCCTCACCCTCGGGCGCCCACCGAAGGACCCGGCAGATCGGCGCAAGCAGCGCGGCGTTCGATTCAGCGACCGCGAGTGGTCCGCCGTCGTGAAGGCTTCCGGCGATGAAGGTCCCGGGCCGTTCGTGCGGCGGATTGTGCTGGAGTCGGTCCGATGACGTTCGACACGTCGGGCACATGGGACACATACAAGATCAGGTACCGGACCGGCAGAGCGCATCAGGCCGTAACCGCTGCAATCAAGCGTGGGGATTTGAAGCGTCCAGATTCGTGCTCCGAGTGCGGGTGTCCGTACGGCGCAATCTTGATGCACCACGACGACTACAAGCGGCCCCTGGACGTCCGAGCGCTCTGCTGCGATTGCCACTACGCATGGCACAGCAAGAACAGCGCTAGGCTTATCGACGGATGGGCCGCTGCCAAAGAAGCGTGGGCAGCGGCCCGACTTCTTTCCGACTACGAGAGGCCTGCGGGGGCTGGGAGGGGCCGCTACGGTCGAGCCGCGACGCTGGGTGCGCTGGAAGCGCCCTAACCCGGGTCCATCTCCAGCGGCCACTCCTCGAGGGACGACCACTCCACATCCGGGCGCTGCTCGAACCACTGCGACCGATAGGGCTCTGACGCTGGCGCGATGCCGTCCCGTCGTCGTCGTGCTCGCACCGCCTCAGCGCTAATCCCGTTCATCGCACCCACCGCCTCGTCGCAGTGCTCGCCGATCCCAGCAGGGAGAGGGCCGGGCTTCCTGCCGCTGCCCTTGCCGCCCATCAGGATGCGATCCCCAGTGTGATGCAGTTGCACAGGTCTTGCGGAACCGCCTCGCACCAGCCGGCCGGGGTGGCGTAGACGTCGAGCTGGTCAGCGCCGAACGTCTCCCCGTCGTGCCCGAGGCAGGCGTCGCAGCTGTCCGACTCCAGCATCGCCGAGTAGATGTACAGGCTGAATCCCTCAGCCCTCAACTCCTGCGACCGCCCCAGACCAAAGATGGTGTTCACGTCCGCTTGAGCCTGGTGCATGTCGCTGGACGTCGCCAGAGACTCCACAGACGTCGTCACGATCCCGGCGATGGAAGCGGCCTCCGGCAGCGCCCCGCCCGTGCCCTGAGCCTGTAGCGCTGCTGTGGCTGTCATCCTGACCTTGTCCGCCTGCGACGTCGCCGTGGTCTTCGCGACCGAGTAGATCGAGTCCTCCGGATCGATGTCGTCGAAGTCGGACTCCGGCATGTCGTCGTCGGGCGGTGGCGCCTGGACCTCGCGCTTCTTCGCCAGCTCCCACCCGTCCGGCCGCTTCCCGGCCTGCTCCATGCGCTCCTTGAGAGACAGGCGGATCAGCCACGGGTCACCGACTCCGCACCCGCACCCGGACCCCGACAACCGAGCAGGGGCAGGAACGTCGCCACCCTCTCCGACATCGACATCACCTCGTGCGATCCGCTTCTGCAACTCCGGGTCAGCCGCGATCCTGTCGGACTCGTTCCGCACGGACTCGCCGCCGGCCCGGTAGGCGGCTCGAAGGTTCGCCGACAGCGCTTCGATCAGCGCCTTCTGTCCAGGGACCGGCCTCGACTGCGCGTCCGGCAGGTCGGCCGACGTGGTCAGCTCGCGGCCGTAGGGCTCTGCGATCCGCTGCCGCCACTCGTAGATGATGCGGGCCTGCTCCTCCTTGCCAGCGTCGGTCTTGCCTCGAGTCTCGCTGAACCGGACGGCTTCCTCACAGGCGCGCAGTGCCCGACCACGCGGGCCGGCGATGACGCGGTCTCCATAGCCCGCCGCCAGCGCGATCGTCGCCGACTGTCCCTGCTCCTCGGCGACGTCCTCCTCGACCTCATCGTCTGCCGGCTTCGGCTTCGCGCCCTTCTTCGGAGGCGCCTCCTGCTCCTCGGCCGTGTCGTCGTCGACCTCGTCGTCCGGGTCTGGCTCATCCGGGTTGAGCGGACCGCTCACCGGCTCCGGCCGCCCGGGCAGCGACAGCACCTCTCGGATCCTGTCCTCGATACCGCGGTCCGGGTCGGTCAACACGCCCTTGCTGGACGCATCCACGATCGCCGTCACCAGCGCGGCGGGGTCGCCGATCCGGATCTCAGGAGGCTGGACCGTCGGGAAGCGCCGCACGTCGGGGAAGTTCTTCGCGATGAGCAGCTTGATCGGCGCATGCCGGCCCACCGACAGGGCGCGGGCGATCATGTTCGCCGCCTGCTGGAGCGAGATCGTGAAGAAGAGCACCTGGCCGTCGTGGAGGCTGAGCGCGCCCTTCGTCTCGCCGGTCCGCAGGAACGTCGCCAGGACGGACATGCCCATCGAATGCCGCTTGGCGGTGATCGCCTCCCTGAGCATGTCGCCGCGGAACGGAAACTCCTGGAAGGTGAGCTTGTAGCCCTTCGGGAACATCATCGCGGAGCGGAAATCAGCCCGGTAGTTCTGAGCCGCGAGGTTCACCGCGTCGATCGTCTCTTGCGTCCCGTCGAAGCCCTGGACGGTCGGGTCCACCTCGACCGTCGGCACGCCGTAGGCAGCCCGCGAGAAGCCCTGCGACTCCAGCACGCGGTAGGTGCTCGCCGCCATGTAGTCGCCGTAGGACGGACGGAAGGCCCCCATCGGGGCAGGGTCGCCGCCGGCCGGCATGTAGCGCAGGTTCAGCAGCTCGTCAGCGGTCAGCGCCACCGCCTGACGGTTCGCTCCCGGAGGAAGGTCGCCAGTCCGGGGCCACTGCTCCAGCCCGTAGCGCTCATCCGGATCCTGGACCCACTTCTTCACCGTCCAAGGCATGAGCGGCTTGAGACCCAGCAGCGTTCGCTTCAGCTCCCGGTCGTACGGCCAGTACGGCTCCGACGGCGTGAACCCACGCCACTGGTACTGGACAGCCTGCTCGAGCCAGCCGTGCCATCCGCCGTCAGAGTCCAGGTGCTCGAACAGGGCCAGGTCTGCGAAGTCCGTGGCCTCCTGCTCCTGCGGAGTCGGGTCCTCCGGCGCCAGCATTCCCCACGTGCCGGACATCAGCGGAAGCGTCATCGCCAGCCGCATCGCCTGAAGCGTCGGCTCCTCGCGGACCATCTTCTCGACGACTCCGATCCGTCCCGGAGCTCCCCACCACTCGCTCCCCGTGAGGTTCCGGTTGCCCTCCATGTCGGGGAGACCGCCGCGGAGCTGCGCGCCGCCCCACCCCCGAGAGGACCGCCCGCCAACCGACAGCGCCAGGCCCTGGTCGAAGCCGACGGGGTAGAACCTGGTCAGCTCGCCGCTCTTGACCGCTGCGGCGATGCCCTCAGCCGTGACCACTGGGGCGGTTGTGTCGGCTGGCATCAGTGACGCTGCCGCTGCCGGATGCTGATCCGGTGCTGGCTGACCAGGTGTCCAGGGAGCTTGTGGAGCGGGTCCATCCCCAGGCGGTCGCAGAAGCGGACCAGCTCCTCGTCCGCGATCAGCGCGGCGGCGGCCTCGTCCCGCGGCGTGGTGAAGGCGTCGTGCTCCAGCCGGATCGGAGCAGGGATGGCGAGGTGCGGCGGCGCCCCGCTCAGCAGCAGTACCTCCCGCTCACGGGCCAGGATCTCACGGGCCACGTCGCGCCACTCCTGGGCGTCCTTCGGGTCGATGTTGATCGTGTCGATGTAGTAGGTGGTCCGCTGGACGGGCTGGGCGGCGGCATGCATGGGGCCAAGGTACAGCGGGCTGCGACGGGCGCGCAAGGGTGAAGCGGTCAGGTGGTCAAGCGGTCAAGCGCGGCCAGACCTCTGCCGCACACCCATCGCAGCCATCTCCAGCCATCGGCGATCGAACTCGTCGGCCGTGGCCCGGCTCATGTAGAGGGTGCGGAGCGGGCGGCCCGTGGAGCGAGCGACGGGGTGCTCCTCGTCGCGAGAGGTTGAGGTGTCTAGGTTGGCGGCCTCTGGGACTGACGCGCTTGACATTTCTGATCATCTCATCGCTGCACACAGGCCCGGTTCTCGGCGCGGCCGTGGTGTCCCCTGCCTGGGACGATGCCGACCCTGATCCGCTCCGGGCTCGGCGGTTGACGCTGATGGTCGACGGTCGGGCGCTGTGGTTCGTCGGTGTTGCAGCCCTCGGACCCGGTGCACGCACGCCGCCTCGTGGCCGACGCGGGCCGCGGTCCGCTCCGCATGCTCGGCCGGTGCTGGGCGGCGAGGATCTGCGCCGCGGTACGCCGCCTTCGCCGAGGCCGGAAGCTCTGGCGCGATTGGCCGTACCACGGGTCCTGGTTCCACACGACGCGGTACCTCATCGTCCCTACTCCGCGGTCGCGGTGTCGGCGTCCTCGACCGTCGCGACCTTCCGCGACGCCCTGGCGTTGCTACGCTCCCGCTCCAGTCGGCGGTGGGCCTGGAGCGCCGCGTCCTCCGCGCTGGCGCCCTTCCGGGTCAGGAAGCGCACGAGGGCCTTCCGCCACCGGGTCACCGTGGACTTGCCGGCGAGGAGCGCGCCGTCGCTCGGCATGGCCGGGGCGACGGGCTCGGGGCGGCCCCGGACGCCGGTGACGTCGCGGCACGCACGGAGACGGTTGAAGCCGATGCGGCGGGGGCCGCGGCCGGGGGACTTCCGGGGGTTGCGCGGCGGGACGGCGTCAGGCTTCCAGCCGATGACCGTCTCCACGTCGAGATTCGCGCCGTCTGCGGCCTTGATCGCGGCGGACATGATGCGCTTCTCGGCGCGGTTGAGCTTGCGGCCGGTGGGGTGGCGATACGCCTTCGTCTTCTGCACAAGGGTCTCCTCGCTGGGGGCTTCGTGGTTCATGGTGCAGTCTCCAGGTCTAAGAATCGTCGGTCTCCTGCGGGAACAGCAGCTTCGCGCCGGGCGGGAGGATGAGGACGCCGCGCTCTCCGCGCGACCATTGGTCAACGCCCTCGCAAACCTGCTCGAGTTCAGAGTACGGCAGCCCCTCGGGCAGCGAAATCACCGCTTGCCGAGCATGGCTGGCCGGATGCGGAGGCTCCGTTACCCGCACCACGGCGCCGTCCTCGGCGATCTGCATGTACTCGAATCCCGGAGTAGCTGGCGACGCGGGGAAGGTGAACTCAATCCTCAGCGGGTCGTCAGGCATCGTCGTCTCGCTTCCTGTCGGCGTACTCGCCGCGGCGGAAGAAGCAGTCGCTGATCGGCGTGGTCGTTCGGATGCGCTCGGCGAAGTCTGCGCCCATCTCGGTCTGCCGGGTCTGGATCACGACCGGCAGCTTGACCTCGTCTGAAATGCCGCGCTCCTCCTTGAACCGGGCCAGCATGTCGGCGATCTCCTTGGTGCCCTTCGGGTCGACCAGCGACTCGCCCTTGAGGATGCCGCGCTGACGGTCAGCCCACACGTCCCGGGCCAGACGGTGCTCACGGCCGATCCTGGCGAGCGACTCCGAGATGGCGAGTGGCATCTGGCAGATCGCACCCGTCAGAGCGATGGCCTTCTCGATCTTCGCGGCCGGGGTGTCCTCGCACAGTCGACCAGCCACCGACACGGCGTTGGCGTACGCGGCCAACCCGGACATCGCAGGTAGCGCCGCCCGGAGGACGGACATCCGTCGACGGCGAGAGCACGGAGCACACGAGCACCTCCCAACAGGCGGGAGAGTCGGGTAGTGGGCAACTGGGTAGGGCGCCATCACCGCCTCCTCTCGTTCACCACCACCGCCACCCGCGCCCACACGGCGCCAGCGACAGCGGCGATCAGTCAGCGAGTCCACCAGCCCTGCCACTCGCTCGCGCACCATCTTCGCCCCACGGAGGCGGCTGGTGAGGAAGTGCGCGCGGTCGAACATGTTGAACCCGAACTGCTCTGCGTAGGAGATCGCTGCAACGACCCTGCCGTCTGCGGCCACCCCTTCGTCGTACAGCTTCAGGTACTCGTCGAACGCCTCATCTGGTGTCGGAAACGTGCCCATCACTCCTCCTCCATCGCCTGGCCGTCATCACCGCATCCGTCGCACCCAGCATCGCCGTTCGACAGGAGGAAGAGCATCAGGACGGCGAGCGTGAACACCGTCCAGGCGATCGACGATGCCGCCGAGCGGACGCTGCGGCCAAGCCTGTCGATAGCGGATGAGATCATTCGAGAGCTGTCGTGGTCCATCACTCCTCCTCCTTCACCACCGCCGACCGGTACGTCTGCGTTAACCCGCCCGTTCACCCGAAGCAAGGCCTACCCGTTCCCATCCCACTCCGACGTCCCCCACTCGGACGGAGACGTCGAGCCCATCGCGGACCAGACCGTTGGGACGTCTGCCAGCGCGGCGTTCGCCTTGCTGAAGTCGAGGGCCCCGCGCTCGAAGACGCCGTGTCGGACGACCGCGTAGTAGCGGACAGCGTCCGAAGGATGGTCGTGAATCCCGTCCTTCACCGGCTCGTCGCTCCCTGGCTTGTTGTCCGGGTAGCGGTAGCCGCTGAACGACCCGTGGATGCCGACCTTCCCCCGAGGAAAGGTGCCGGTGTGCGCCGGCTCAGTCAGGTGTTCTGCGACGAAGAACCGGCGCGCCCCGTCTGCACCCTGGAGCCGAGCGCGGACGACCTCGATCCCGTTGGGGATGTGGCGGTCCAGCAGGCTCCTCGGATAGTCCAGACCTCCGATCAGGACGCCGGCCGCCTTCAGCTCGTGGGTATAGACCTGGACGTCACGCAGCCCCGTCTGGCTGTTCCTCGCCCTTCCTGCCGGATCGCAGTAGACCGCCTGCAGCCGGACCCCTCTGTCCTTGCACACCGCCGCGATGGCCTGGGCGTGGCGCTGGGAGAGCGTGTCGCTACCGACCACCTCGTCGGTCACGCAGTCGACGACACGATCTCCAGATCCGAGCGACACGACGACCCCCCCCGCCTGGTCGTGGACAGGGACGTCCTGGATGAGACCAAACCACGGCGACCGCCCGCCGAAGTCCAGGGCGCCGTAGCTGGGCCTGTCCGGCGACGTGCGGACCGGGAGAAGCGACCCGCCGGCCGACGCCGAGGTCGCGTCGTAGGTCCAGAAAACGCGACCCTCCATGACCACGAACTCGCCATCGAGATAGGCCCTGGCCATCTGCGGAGACAAGCTGGCTGCGATGTCGTCGGCGTAGTCCGCGGGAAGGTGCGGATTGTCCCGTGTCCGCGCTCGGATGTACTTCCGGCCCGGAACGCCTCGCCCGAACTCGTCCCACAACCACCCCATCTCGGGCACCGAGGCGACACACCGGCGCCGGCAGCGCGACGCGGGCAGCCGGACACGAGCTGAGGCGATCTCCCAGGCCGAACGACGAATCAGGCGGCCCTCGTCGATGAAGACGGCGCAGAGGTTCACGCCCTCCAGCGAGCCGGGGACGTCGGCTGAGGCGAAGTAGGTGCGATGATCGTTCCACCACGTCAGACACAGGTCAGCCGCGCTCCAGTCCTTGACCATCGGTCCGAGCGTCACCGAGGCGCTGTCAGTGCCCGACGGCCACCTCTTCGCGCCAGTGGGCCGTAGGACGTCGACGATCGTCGAGAAGACGGTCCGCCGCTGGAGACGGTACGACGGGGACACAGCCATCGACGGGAGGCCCGGGTTCTCAGCGACGCATCGGAGCATCTCCAGCACGAGCCACACGGTCTTGGACGACCCCCAGCCGCCTCCGACGAACACGAACCGTTCCGGGCTGTTCAGCGCCTCTATCTGCGCGCCGAACGGAACCAGCCCGAGGGCTACTCTGTGCTGCTCGACCACCTACTCCGCCGGCGGGTCGTCGTTGGGCGTCTTCTCGATCTCATCGAAGGACGGCAGACCGAGATGGATGATCGGCGGACTGCGCCCGATCTCGACCTTGACCTTGTCGATCCCGAGCACCCTGGCCTCGAGCCCGAGCATCGACGCGACGGCCCCCCACTTCTTGTCGGCCGCTGCGCGCCGCTGGTGACTCCTCAGCCGGTCCAGGAACTCGGCGCGGGCCTCCCGCGGATCCAGGTCGTCAAAGGCCGCAGCGCGCGACGCGATCCGCTTTGCGACCTCGAGCTTGTAGGTCCGGATCGTCCTGGTCGACGTTCCGATCTGAACAGCGAGAGCTGCCTCAAGAGAAGAGCTCCATCCCTGGGCCTCGATCGCGTCCTTGACAGCGCGGATCCGCTCTTCGCGCTCCATGCTCGAGACGTTGCCCATATGGCCTATTCCCTTCCCTTCATGCCCATCAGCCTACCGCCCACCACCCGAGATTCGTCGTCAAGATCTTGTCGGCCACGGGCTCGGCGGTCTCGACGTCGAGGAACTGGTCTCCAGACCGCTGTACCAACTCGGCGGTCGTGGAGCTGGTGTGAATGACGACGAACTCGACGTCGTCCGGAATCGGACCTGACATCTTCGGGTATCCGTGTACAGGCCAGCAGTTCGGACACGGGCGCAGTCCGACACGGACGACCCTCGCGCTGTCTGGCAACTTCGTCCCGCAGAGTGCCGTTGCCGCCCCTGGCCGCCTTCGGTGTTCTCGTCGGCCGCCAACGAGCCGTACCCACTCCCAGCGCCTCAACTGGAACACGATCGGGACCTGGTAGGAGTCGGGTCCCGACTTGAACTTCTTCAACGGAGTTCCCCTGCCCCGCATGAGGCTTGCCCTGTTCGACGCTCTCGACTTCGAGATCCCGAGGAGTGTCGTGACTTGCCCGAGCGATTCTGCGCCCTGCCATGCCTGCTCGAACCGCTCGTCGCTGGCCGCTTTTGTTCTTCCCATGCCAGAACCATAGGTTACGGCCCGTGCCTCCGTCAACTACTCCCGTTCGATACGGGACTTCCCGCGACCCCCTTGAACATACGTGTATAGGGGAACGGCCCCCTCCCCTCCTTTTCCCCCTTACGTATATAAAGGGAAAGAAGAACGACCAGGCGGCTACGGCTAAAGCCGCGGAATCATTGAAGATTCGGCCCGGCCCTGAACCCAAACGTTGTTCCCTGTCCCGATACCTGACGACCGTTTGACGCGATGCAGTGCGTTTTATATTCGCTTCCGGTTATCAATTCCGCCGCATTTCCAGACCATTAGTTGACCTGCGAGAGTACGCCGTCTAATGTCGACAAATAGGCATTGGAACGCGATAACGACTCGCATCGACTATTCGGAGGTCGCTTGAATACGCAAGATTTCGTGACGATCTGGCAGGGCTCACCCACTCTCGCGGAGGTCATCCGCCGGACCGGGTACAGCTCCAAGTACTGCTCGCAGAAGGCCACGAGGCTCCGCAAGGCGGGGATCGACCTCAAGCGGTTCGCCCGCGGGATGAGGGCCGAGGCGATCACCTGCCACGCCCCCGAGACGGCGCGCGGACTCCTCGCGCTGGAGGACATGGACGCCGAGGAGGAGGCTGCTCAGAAGAACGATGAGAAGCCCCCCTTCAACGACGACGACGGGGCGGACTGGTGATGGCCCCACAGCGCCCGGCGTGCTCCGCGTGCGGCTGCTCCCCGGTGGGTGCGAAGGACGGCGACGAGTGCCTCCGGTGCTCGGGGAGGATGGTCGACCCGCACTTCCTGACCAAGGAGGATCCGGTCAAGGCGGCGAAGCCCAACCCCTACGACGTCGACGAGGCGATCAGCATCCTCGGCCCGGATCCGGCGATGGAGGACCGGCTGCGCAGGATGTTCGGCAAGGGCGACGCGGTGGCGGCGGCATGGCTGGTACGGCGGATCGTGGACATGCGGAACGAAGAGATGGAGACGAGACGATGAGGCCCGAGATCGCCACTCGCTCCGGGAAGCTCGTCAACCCCTTCGACCTCCAGCCCGAGGACGTCGACGTGTTGGACATCGCCCACGCGCTGTCCAACACGTGCCGCTGGACGGGTCACACGTCGCGTTTCTACTCGGTCGCCGAGCACAGCGTGCGGGTCGCTGAGCGGGCCAGGGAGCTGCTCGCCGAGGTGGGCCACGGGCTGCACACCCAGCTCCTCGGCGCGCTGTGGGGCCTGCTCCACGACGCACCCGAGGCGTACCTGGTCGACATGCCGAGGCCGCTCAAGGGCCGGATGATCATCTCCTCCGGTCCAGGACAGGGTGAATGTGACGGCGCGTGGTGGCGCCTTGAGGATCGGATCGCCTCGACGGTCCTCGCCGGTCTCGGGCTCGGTCCGCTGAACCGGATCGTGGTAGCCGCCTCCACCGTCGAGATCGCAGATCGGGGGCTGCTCGCCACGGAGGCGCGCGACCTCATGCACGGGACGGACGGCTGGTCGTTCGACCCGGGCCCGCCGCTGGAGGGCCGCATCCCGTCCGCCGGTGGCGACCCGGTGCTGTGGCGCGACTCGTGGCTCCTGCTGCTGCGGACCGTCGCCGACGAGCTGGTCGAGATGGGTGCCTCCGAGGTCGCTGGCGTGAAGCCGATCCCGCTGCCAGCTCGGCAGGCGGCAGGACTGGACCAGGAGACCGTCGCCGACATCGCCGCCAACCTGGCCTCGACGATCTGCTGTGGGCAGACGGAGACCGGGCCTGCGTGGTCCGACGGCGATGTGATCCGCGTCGAGCACGACGGCTGGAGGCTGGCCTTCCGCGTCGTGCCGATCGGCGGCGAACCCATCGATCGCAGTTGACACGCTCCAGGCGTACCGCGTAGCGTCAGATTCCCGGCGGCGGTAGCTTCCGGGATCCGCCCCCTCCGCCGGGGCTGCGGGGTTCCCCGCTCCGTTCGCATCAGCCATGCGGGCGGGGCGGACCCCGTCGGCGGTCCGGGCCATGTAGGAACCTCGCGCCCGAGTTCAGCACAGAGGCGCACGACATCGATCCGCCTGCGTGGCGGGGGAGTTGCTGTGTCCGAATCCGCTGAATCACTGCTCGCCTTTGCCGTCGACGACAGCCCCACGCACCCCTGGGAGTGGACCTGCTCGGTTGCCTTCGCTGAGACTCGTGGAAAGGCAAGGTTCGCCGTTGCTCGCGAGTGGATGTTGGAGTGGGACGATGCACTGGCGCTTCGAGTTCGGCGCGTGCCCGAACTCGACCAGCACGCCGTCATCGACGAGGTGATCCTCGACGTTGCCGACCTACTCGCCATGACGGGAACTGACCCAGTAGCCCTTCGCGGAGTCCGTGGCCTGTGACTGACCCCAGCACGCACGACGCCGCGTTGGCCTACGCGGAGCAGGGCTGGAGAGTCGTTCCCCTCCACTACCCGGTCGGCGATGGGAGCTGCTCCTGCGGGAAGTCGAGTTGCAACACAGCTGTCGGCAACGCCCCCGTCGGGAAGCACCCGCGCCTCACCGCGTGGCAGGACCGGGCCACAGTTGACCTCGACAAGGTGGACGCCTGGTTCGAGCGCGACCCGCGGAACAACGTGGGGATCGCCACGGGCTCCGGGCTCGTCGTCCTGGACATCGACCCGAAGGACGGCGGGTTCGAGACGCTCGACGCACTGCTAAAGGTGCACGGCGACCTCCCGACGACTCCGACGGTGGAGACGGGCTCGGGCGGCCGGCACTACTACTTCCACAGCTCCGACGAGGTCCGCAACAGTGCAGGCAAGCTCGGCGCCGGGCTGGACATTCGAGGGGACGGCGGCCAGGTCGTCGCGCCCCCCTCGCTCCACAAGTCGGGTCAGCGGTACAGCTGGCTCGTGGGGCTCGACGACGAGGAGCCCGCTGAGCTGCCCGGGTGGATCCCCGAGGAGTTGGAGCGCGCCAGCAAACCGCGCCGCGCGAAGGTCGATCAGGACCCCGAGGATGTCATCGACGGGAAGCGGAACGACTGGCTGACGAGCAGGGCGGGGTCGCTCCGCCGGTTGTCGCTCGACACCGAGGCGATCCACGCCGCTTTGGTCGTCATGAACCGGGCGAAGTGCAAGCCGCCGCTGGACGATGACGAGGTCCTCAAGATCGCGAAGTCGGTCGCGAGCTACGCGCCGGGCCGGCACATCCCTCAGTCGCCGGACGACTGGGAGAACAAGCTGCGGCCGAAGCTTGACCGCAAGGGCAACGAGATCGGCTACATGCCGACCCGTCGCAACGTGGCGATCGTGCTGTCCAACGACAGCGATTGGCGCGGCAAGATCTGGTTCGACGCGACCCGCTCCAGGGTGTGTTTCGGTGACCAGTCCGTCGAGGACAGCGACTTCGTCGCGATCGCAAACACGCTCGACAAGCGGTACGACTGGCACAGCTTGAAGGTGGGGCTGATTCACGAGGCGGTGCTGGACGTGGCGCACCGGCATCAGGTCGACGTCCTGAGCGACTACCTGGAGTCGCTGACCTGGGACGGCGAGACGCGGATGGACCAGTGGCTCTATCACGGGCTGGGAGCCGAGTGGTCCGACCTGTCCCAAGCCTACTCGCGGAAGTTCATGATCCAGGCCGTCGCCCGCGCCTTGAGGCCCGGGTGCCAGGCGGACACCGTGTTGATCCTCGTGGGTCCGCAGGGCGCCGGGAAGTCGACGGCTTTCCGCATCCTGGCGGGTGACGAGTGGTTCAGCGACACGGTCGTGGACCTCAAGTCAAGGGATCGGTTCGCTCAGATCAACCGGGCGTGGGTCTACGAGTTCGCCGAGCTGGCGTCGTTCCGGGCGAGTCGCTCCGACTCGATCAAGGCGTTCCTGACATCGCGCGACGACGTCTACCGGCCGCCGTACGCGCGGACAGAGGTCCACCACAAGCGCCGGGTCGTGTTCGTGGCCTCGACGAACGAGGACGAGTTCTTGGCCGACTACACGGGCAGTCGGAGGTTCTGGCCGATCCGAGTCAAGGGGCCGCTCGACCGGCAGTGGCTCTCCGAGATGCGCGACCAGCTCTGGGCTGAGGCAGTCGTCGCGTTCAAGGCTGGCGAGCGGTGGTACCTCGACGACGAACTCGAGGGGCTCCGCGCCGGCGAGTCGCGCCAGTACCAGGAGCGCGACCCGTGGACGGAGCTGATCGCCGGGTGGGCACAGGACCGGGTCGACCCGTTCACGATGTCCGATGTGCTGGCGAAGGCCTGCAAGCTCGACCCGAGCCGTCAGAGCATGCGGGAGATGGCGCGCGCGTCGTCGATCCTGCGCGCCCTGGGCTACTACGCCTGTGACGGCATGGTCTACATCGACAGCAAGCAGGTGATGGGCCGGGTCTGGAAGCTGCCGGGAGACGTCGAGGACCTGGAGGCTGCGCGCCGGCGGCCCGCTGAGATGGTCGAGGCGTGTGAGGACGACGACGAGAGCGAACGGATCCCGATGTGATCACCCTCTCCCCCGACCAGTCCGGCGCGCTCGACCACGTCCTGAGCCTGCTCCACGGCGGCGCGCGGGTGGTCACGCTGGCCGGTGCCGCTGGGACGGGCAAGACGACGATCATGCGCGAGGTGCTGGACAGATCTGGGTTCCCGTTCGTGCTCGCTGCCCCGACTGGTAAGGCTGCTCTGAGGCTGGAGGAGCTGACTGGGCAGCCCGCGATGACGCTGCACCGGGTCGCGTACGCGGGAGCCAGGGAGTTGGACGACGGGTCGCTCGTGTTCCATCGGCGGGAAGCCGGCAGCGTGACCCCGTGGGGCGCGATCGACTTCGACCGCACGAACCGCCACGAGTACAACGACCAGGCGGCGAAGCTGCTCCGTGGGCTCGACCGCGCGCTGCTGATCATCGACGAGGCGAGCATGGTCGGAACGCGGATCATGATGGACCTGATCGGCGGGGTGGACGTCGACGGGTGTCAGGTGCAGGCGGTGCTTGGGGAGGGGATCCAGATCCTCGCCGTGGGCGACCACTGCCAGCTCCCGCCCGTCAAGGCGGAGCCGGCATTTGACCTCGAGGGCGCGGACGCTCGGCTCGACCGGGTGCACCGACAGGCTGAGGGCTCCCCGTTGCTGGCGCTGGCGACGGAGTTGCGGACTCGGCGCGCCGTCCTCGACCGCCACCACCTGGCGCGATACGGGTTCCGGGCTCGACGGTCGAGCGCAACGGAGCTCGGGCACCGGATCGCGGTTCAGCTCGACATGGTGGGCTCGGACTTCGTCGTGCTGGTCTCGACGAACCGTCAGCGGCTCGCTGTGAACCGGGCTGCGCGGGCGGCGCTGCTGCTGCCTCCGATGTCTGAGGGCCCTGCTTGTGGCGAGCGGGTGATCCTGCTCGACAACAACTACGGGATCCCGTGCGCGAACGGCGAGATCGGGACCGTGCTGGAGGCGCGACCCTGGACGGTGCAGGACTGGCTCGGGGAGGCTGCGTGTGGGTGGACGATGACCGTCGACTTGGGGGACCGGGTCGCGCAGGTCTCGACGACGGCGGACGCGTGGACTCGGACTCAGCCTGCGGGCAAGGGCGGCCGAGTGCTCAAGTCCGAGCGCGACCGTCTGAAGCGGATCGACTACTCCGGAGGGCTGCACGGCGTGGAGGCGGGTCGAGTCCGTGGGCAGCTCGTCGGGTGCGCTCCGGCGTACGCGATCACGGTGCACAAGTCGCAGGGGTCGGAGTGGGATTGCGGTGTGTTCGTGATGGGCCGATGTGACTGGCTGGGGGCGGACGCCTGGAGGTTGCCCTACACGGGGATCACCCGGTTCCGCTCGGACTGCGACTTCGTCTATGGGGTGAACGGATGAGGGCCGGCTCCCTCTTCTCGGGGATCGGCGGGCTCGACATCGCCTGTGAGTGGGCCTTCGGGGCTTCGACGGTCTGGCAGCTCGACCTCGTTGGCGAGGCGATCCGCCGCCGGCACTTCCCCGATGCGCTCCAGGTGACCGCCGACGTGGCGACAGTCGACCCGCTGGGCCTTCCACCAATCGACGTGCTCTGCGCTGGCTTTTCCTGTCAGGATCTGTCCTGTGCTGGCAAGGGCGGGTCGCGTGACGACCTGGACGCGGGCGACAAGACCGGCCCGACCTATCGCGGTGTGATCCGCTTCGTCGAGGCCCTTCGGCCCGCGTGGGTCGTGCTGGAGAACGTGCCCGCCGTGCTCAAGCACCGGGACCGCATCGAGACCGACCTGCAGGCCGCGGGGGGCGCGAGGGGCTACGGGGTGACGTGGGTCAAGGCCCGTGCCCTCGACGCCGGGGCGCCGCACATTCGCCGGAGGGTGTTCGCCGTCGCCGAGCTCGGCGGGACGCCGGGCGGCGTGGTCGACGCGGACCGGGCCGGCATGTGGACGTCGGAGGGGGAACAGGCGTGGCAGACGCCGCGAGCAAGCGAGGGGAAAATTGGCGGCTGGAGCAGCAAGGAGGCGACACGTAAGAGCCCATCGCTCGGGTTCGAGGTCCAGGTCCGCCCGTGGGCCACGCCGACGGTAAATGAGAGCGGCACGGGTCGGCGGGGGCCAGGCGCCGGCCGGGGATCGTGCCCCGGTGACGAGTCGATCTCAGGGCAGGTCCGCCCGTTGGCGACCCCTCGGGCAAGCGAGGAACGCGCCTCCGCCTCCCAGGGCACGGTATCGCTGGGCCGGGAACTGCGCCGGTCCGAGTGGGGACGGCGCCTCAGCCCCGATTGGATTGAGACCCTCATGGGCTACCCGGTCGGCTGGACGCTTCCGACCGGCCCGGCCCTTGCCGCAGAAGGCGCCCCGGCCTGGCCCCGAGGTCGCTACCCGGCGACCTGGGACCGCGCCACGCCCTGGCCCGGCTACGCCTGGGAGCCCCCGCGCACCCTGCCAGACGGTCCGCCGTGCCCTGGCCGCCCGGCAAGGATCCGCGGCCTCGGAAACGCAGTGAACCCGCAGTCTGGTGCGCTCGCAATCGGTACAGCGCTTCGTCCGCCACAGCCGAGCCTCTTCGGATGATCACCCGCTACTTCTGCCCCAACGGCCGCAGCGGTCCGAAGTCGACCGCACGCAAGCGTCGCCGCTGCGAGCTGGACTACGGGCGGCCGTGCCAGTGCTCTCGGGGTCCGGTTCCGGTCATCGATCTCCAGGGCGACTTTCGGTCGATCTGCGACATGCCAGACGACTCGGACCCGGAGAAGGACGACGGTGGAGGGTTCGATCGGTGCCGCTGATCAACACCCACCTCGGCGACGGCCTCGACATCTACCCGACGCTCCCGGCCGACGCCTACACGCTGATCGTCTCGGACGGCGCCT